TTTGATTTTGCCATAAATGTAACTTTTTTTATTCGTTAAATAACTCGTCAAATGCTGCAGATACATCATCTACTTTATTGACGCCGGCTGGTGCCGCTTCTTTCTTTGGTGCTTCTGTTGCTGCAGGTCTTGCATCTGTCGATGTACCAGTATCACTATCAGGATTCAACCATTCTTCTAATGCTCCTTTAAGATCATCATATGATGGCTCTTTAAAAATATCATCTAAGTTAGATTGGTTATTTGCTGCTTGTTCAGCAACATTTTTATCCTCTGTCATTGGAGTAACATTTGGCTTTACTCTAATAGTAGTTTTTGGAAATGCTCCTGCTTCTGCTGGAGTAAATTCAACTAAGATATCTCTACCTCCCATTGGGTCTGAAATATCACCATAATCTGGATCTGAAATAATACCTAATAATTCAGTATATACTTGTTTACCAAAACCCCAAAATTTAACACCTTCTGATTCCGAACCTCTTACAAGGATAGGAACATATGTTCTCATTTTAGGTTCCATCTTCTTACCTAACTTCCATTCATCGGAATTACCTGATGCTTTAAGTTTTTCACAAAACTCAACAACTGGATCTGCTTTTCCGTTTGTAATTGGAGATAGATAATTTTTCTTACCTAAATCATAATGAAAATAAAGTTCTCTGAAAGGATTACTTCTGTCGTGCTGATAAGGCACAATTCTTACAATTTGTTTACCTGGTTCAGGTCTCCATAAATTGTTTCGGCGAGTGCCGGTCGTTTGTAATTGATTAAGTTTAGCCTTAATCGCGTTTAAGTCAATTGCCATTTTTTCTTTTCTTTTTTTAATGGTTAATAATTAATTAATAATATAACAACTTTATTTCGTATTTCCTAAGCATTATTGAAAAAAGTTGCAAAAAAGTTTTTAACTGCTATTTTTTATTTTTTAATTTTGAGTTTAATTATGGCTAAACTCTAATCCTTATTATTTTGTGCCGCCTATTCTTTTAAATTCTTTCAGCAATGGCTTATCACTGACTTTAGATTCCATCATCTTTTCAATTTCCATTGCATAATCATTATCCATGAACATGTCATATAATCCATTTAAAATATCTTGTCTACCTGCTTTTGATACCGCATCAATATATGAATCAATGGCTTTATAAAATGTTTGCACATCATTTGGGTCTAATTTTGTCATCATTGTCTTTCTCCCTTTTATTTAATATAAATATAATGAAAATATCTTTAATATCCTAATTTATATATCTATTCTTTTGTGTAAATCTAAATGTATATGTCTCAAGTCATCACCATCTGTTAATAATAATGAATTTTCATATACTGGCCAATTAATAATAAATTTCTTATCTAGTATACCATTATTAGCTTTTAGTATAATAACATTTAATGCATTAACTGTATATAATGTATTTGTTTCTTTCTTTCTATGTATCATAATTGTATTAGGTGTCTTACCGTAATCATCTGGCTTAACATTATATGTAACATATAAATCCTGTCTACTGTTAGCATCAGAAAACACAAACATTCTTTTCTCTGATACTGTATATGATTTTTTTACATAATCTACTATCAGGTCCAAATCCTTTCTATGTGCAAATGTACATAATAATTGTGTTCTCACTCTATTCTCCTATCCTATTTTTTCAGCTTGTGCGCCAAATTTACCAATTGGTCGAGCGGAATGAGCCATTCCTACTACATGGGCTCCTTGCGTTCCACCACCACAAATACAATCTTCGGTTGGTACAAACCATACTTTCTGCAGATCTGGGACATAAAAGATCACTCCTTGACCTCCTCCATCTGCAATTCCATCTCGTCTCATCTCAATATCTAATTGTTCTTGTATCTTAATTAAAGCATCATAATCATTATCAACACCACCATACTTATCATTTAATGCTTCCACTACTCCCTCTTTTACCATTCCACCATCAAATACTGTTTTTAATGCAAATTCATTTTCAGCATTACCTTTTAATACAGGACTCAATGTTCTTGCCAATTTACTCTTACTAAAGGTTTTCATACCTAATCTAATGTAAGTGTTTCTATTTTTTAATTCTTTGACATGCCACCCTTTGCCATTAATAGTAACATCATGCGGAGCATTAGCGCCTCCTAATTCTCCTTGATCGAATAAAAATGGTATTAAATATTCTCCTCTGCCCATCTCAGTACCTTTTGATCCTCCTCTAGCTGTTCCTATATCTGCCATTCCGTAAAATTCTTTTGGCACATCCCAGCCTGATTCGCCTCCTCCTGATGGAATTTTATCTAAACTAAATAACCATTTTGCTAATGATTTTGGATCTGCACTATAAAGTTCATCTAAAACTTCATCTATATATTTGGCAGTATATGTTGCTGATGTTATATCATATAATGTAAAATATAGTTTTTGTAATTTTCTATCTGGAATTATTCCTTCTACAGTATCTAACCATTGTTGCCAATGATCCTCTTCTGCAAATTGTCCAATTTTACGTTTATCCTTGTCAATTAAATTTTTTCCAGATTTGTTTTTTATTTGTCTAGACATTGGATTGAAATCCTTTTTCTTCATATCCTTTTCTAGATATCCAGTAATCTTTTCGATTTCAGCTCTATTTAATTGATATTTTTTATCACCAATCTTAACTAATGCCTCTCGTATATTAACAACTTCTTCATCTTCAACTGGAGTAGCATCATGAAATGCTTGATCTAATTGATCTACTTCATTTGTAAAAAAACTTCCGTTTAAATTATTTTCTTCTAGTACATTATGAAGAATGTCCATCTCTGCTTTCGAATATGGAGCATTTGCATAACCATTCGGTAGTCTGTAAAACCACTCTTTTATAATTGAATCTCTATCCATTGACAAACCTTTTTAATAAATATCAAGCTATCCGTGAAGTCATGTCCGTCATGGCATGATAATTAACACCTGCTTTAATTTTAACCGGGAAGCGACCTGCTTGGTTCATAACATCTTTCAACTTATTTAATAATTCCTTACCATCTGACATATCATAATCAAACAATAGCGAATCATAAGTGTAAAGGATGATATTTGTATTATACTCACTTAACAAATCATTTACATTGTTTAACACATGTAAATTATATTCCGTCTCAGATGCTTGTAACAAATAATTGAATAACTTGTTAGGATTCATATCATGTAAACAGTTTTTATATAACGGACGTTTCATTAAAGGAGTTACTACAAACCCATTTTCTTTAAAGTTGCTCCATAGTGTTCTAATAAATGATCTTGTCTTTTTAAAGAATGGTATCTTAGCAAAGTCATCATCTATACCTCCATATAACAATCTAAAGGTTATTTTTTTACTTTGGTCATATTCTTCTTCTGATAATTCTTTTTTGCCAAAATATTGTTTTCCAAAATATTCATGAACACTGCCATCAGGTAAATCATACCCAATTATGTCAGCAATAAGTCTAGGATGATATGCATCAAAGTCCATTTCCAATAACATTCCTTTTTCCCATCTACTTACAAACGATTCCCTACAACCAGACTCCTTTGGTAATGCTGCATAATTAACTCCTCCAAATTTATTAGATGGCCTACCTGTTGTTGTCCATATATTATATTCTGTAAATGCTCTGTTCTTATCAATACCATTTGCTTTAAAATGTTCTACAAATTTATTATAATCTACTTGCAAACCATTTCTTTCTACACATGCAAAATTATCTGTTACTAGTTGTTCATATTCTTCAAATGCATTTGTTTTATCGAATGTCATATAAAATTCCATGAACTTAGTTTTCATCTCATCGCACCTTTCAATATGTTTTGTAATAGGCAACCAATCATGAGTATTTGTTTCATTATGCCACCACCTATTCCAAGAATCATGTGCCGACGTATTTGTTTCATCTAACGGCAACATTTTATGATTTTGCCACCAAGCAACCATATCTGCATCATAACATTTTATAGAACTAAATCGGCTAAAGCGTTTCTTTGCTAATACATATATATCCCTCTCACTTGTAAGGTCATTTAAACGTTCTATATCAATGTTAAAGCAATCCTTATGACGGAATGGCACAATATAATGGTTATCGGCTTCTATACAATATATATAAATAAAGCTAATGTAATTATTCATGAAATGTCGATAAGGATCTGAATACATTGGTATCCATAATGAATTGTTAGTTTTTAACAACTCTTGTAACTTTTCAAAATCTTTTTCTTTTTCAACTAACATGTTATTTAATATAAGAAAAAAATATCAAATATCAAAGTTATTCTGGAATTTTATGATAATCTTTATGGAACTCATCTAGATCAGATAAATAGAATACCAGTCCGTTCATATCATATGTCCTTGCAGCAAATGCTATTGTATTTCTATTTGCAATACGTACTGCATCAACTGGGCCATTAATAGTCCATTCCAATATCACCTTTTTATAGATTGCTGAATCAATGCCTGGGGTATTATTTCGATTCATTCGACTTGACTCATCGGAGA